CATTAGTCATTAACTTAGCTGCTGCATCTTTACCTTCATGCAAAGATTTAAGAATAAGTTTACCTGCTTTAGAGTTTAATGCTTTCTCTAGTTCAGTAGATTCTTTAATAAGTGTATGACACATTTCGATGTCATGTTCGATAGCTTCTAGGTTTGTCATTTATTATTAGCCTTATCTTTTGCTTTTAAAGTGGTGTCTAAAACAGTCTTCATAATGTCACGTTTAGCGTTGCTGTTAGCTTGTGCTTCCATTAACTCTAGTTCACGTTCTTGAGTAACACCAGTTTCTTGCTCAACAAAGTTTAAATCATTTTGGTTTGCTTCTGTTCCTAGCTTACGTGCTTGAGCTTGTAGCTGCATAGTGCGTGCTTGGATTTCAACAATCTCCATCTGAAGTTTTTGAGCTTCCAACTGTTTGACCTGTTGCTCTAATTGTTGCATTGGGTCAGGTTGTGGTTGGTATACTTCAATACGTTTAGCCAAGTCAGGCATATTACGTAACGTAGAAATCTCGCTTAATATAATCTTAGTTAAATCGAATGGCAAGGCTCCACCCATTGTTTGAAGCATAAAACTAAGTTCTTGTGCCTTAATTGAGTCTGTTTCTGAGTTAGAAATGGTAATTTTAACGTCAAACGCACCATCTAGGTTATCTCGGTTAATCTGAATCATGTCTTCGTCAGTGATACGAACAATCTCTTCGTCACTTAACCATTGACTATTCATTGAGAGAATCTTCTTAGCAATCTCTGACATACCATCAGCAATTCGACGTAAGATTCCTAGCTCACGTTTACCCGCTGCACCAATAACTCCATTAACACCTGCAGCTGTTGAACCAAGTGCATCACCAGACATACCTTGTGAGAATGTCTTAACACCTGTCATTGCTTCAGCTTCCATGTTGTACATCTGTAGTAGATTGAATGTACTAGTAGGTAACTCTGGATACTGATGTTCAATAGTTGCCATACGTGGGTCTACAGCAGGATTAAAGAAGTAATCTTCACCGGCTTTAAACTTACGTAAGTTAAGTGCATCGAGAGCATCTTTACGCATACCAATCTGAGCATTAGCTGACTTAGCCATTGCATCAATTTGACCACGAGTAAGTGCACCGATTAACTTCTGTGAATCTTCTAGTAATACACCATCCGGTTCACCATACACAGAGTCTTTAACTGGCAGGTAAGGGATAACTACGAATGGTAACTTACGGTCAGGATACGGGTTAATCTCCATACGGATAATTACATCATCTACCCAAGTAGCTACGATTGGAGTAGTCACACCAGAGTTATCGATATCCCAGTAACCCCAGTATTCATATACCGCTAACTTCTTACGAGGTTTATCTTGGAACTGGAATGATGTTTCATCACGGACTTCATGACTACCGTCATTAGGGTCAACATCTTTAATCTTATCAATGTTTTGGTAGATACCTGCTGATTCTAATTCACTACGGTCAGAGTCAAATGAATATACTACAAACCTAGCTGCATCAAAGTCACCATTACATGTAGGGTCAATGGTTACATTACGATAATCACAAATAGTTACTTCAGGATGGTTCTTAACTGTCTTGGTTACTTCTTGAGATTCATACCCCACGATAGTAGCTAAAATCAATCGACCATTCTCAACAGATGCTAAGACTGACTCGCGTAAATCAGGAGTGAGGTTATCAATAGTCCTAGGATTAAATTGATGCATCTGCATAGCTTGTTGAATGATTGGTGCTGCTTCATCGTCTGCTTCCGCATAGTTAAACATCGGTACATTATCTTCCACCTTAGCTTCTTCCAATACCCAAGATACACGAGCAATAGCAGTACCTTCATTCACAGCAGTGCGAACCAAAGTATCTACTAACTTAACCTTGTTAATCTGGTTATTGAATTGGTAATTAAGTACTGACTTATTCTGTCTAGCAGCTTCTTTGTCTGTCCATGTTTTAGGAGACAACTCAAAGATGTTCTCATCATTGAGGAATGGTTCACTTAAAGTAGTGTAACGCCATTCAGCTTGCTTACGAATAGTCTTAGGTTGAACTGTACTACGTCCATCTCTTTTCTTAGGACGGTATGCACCAGTTACGTTTAGTTGGTCTAGCCAATCAGAAATCTTAGCTACTTGAACATTCTTAACACCAGATGCTAAGTCATAGTCAGATTTAAGTTGGTCTAGGGTAGGTTCATTAACCCAATCAGTAAGCTTCTTTGGCTTACCTTTAGGGTCTTGTACTTCAGTCATTTTTGTCATGTGTATACACTCTAGTTTGTTTAAACTAGCAAAGCATACATAAAAATATCCCCCTAGTCACGCTAGAGGGATTTATTGAATTACTCTTTTGGGTTCACCACCAACTCTAAAATAGTCTCTAACTTTGTTAGCCGGTTATCCTGCTTAGAGAGTAATTGAATAATTTCATCATTTTGGGAATTAATCTGAAGTTGCATTTCAGAGATAATTCTAGCATTCGTAGTAGCAATCTCACTGACAGTTTGTAGTCTATGTTCAGTAATTGTAATACGTGTATTAGAATTATAAGTCCAAGTAAATGCTGCAATAATCGCTGCACCTGTTAGGGTTCCTAAAACTTTCTTAGCCATTTCATTAATCATTATATAATCACCTTTAGTCATGTTACGTCCTTGTAAGTTCTTTTCGAATAATCAGCAACGTTTGCTGACGAAGTTATAGTCATAATAACTGTTTCACAAGTTTATACACTTAACCACGAAGGTGTAACAGGTCTAGCTTGTTTGGAACAATCATAATCACGTAAAGCATGTCTATATTCCTTAATTTGTTGTCCCTCGGGCGTATCACGCATACTACGTTTATTATGCGTAGCGTCAGGAATCATAAGATAATCAGTCTTACTTAACTGTTCATTACGCCATTTACGTTCATAGTACTCAATACCCTTATAGTGAGCTTCTAAATGTTGTAGCCTTTCTGATTTAATTGGTTCAGGTAGAGAGGGAATATCCCTCTCCGTACCAATCGAACCATCAGGCATATAGAATTGAAAGATTGGTTTTTCGTTCATTATGGTTTTACCTGTTTGTTAATGATATGTTTTTTAGTAAAGTTCTCAGGGTCACGAGCATACGAATAACCAATATATGCGCGATAATACCCGTCCATACCTTCACCATCAGCTGTACCAAAATTACCCGCACGGTTAACGATACCTAAGCGCTGCCAAGGGTAATCATATCCTTGCGATTTATTGTACTCAAATACCATCCCACCAACTGTAAGAGTACCTTTCTTACCTTCGTCAGCATAGGTATAAAACTGTACTTGCTGTGCATCTAATACCTCCCCCGTGACTGCACTAATTAATTCAACACGGAACTTAGTGTCACCTGCCCCAATTCCACGTGCTCTTTCAAGATAGAACTGGAAAGCATTAGCAGGAATGTTACGCCAACGGAAACGATTAACTTCCTCTATAGGGCTATTACGACTACCCGCACTACGTACTTGCCAATCGCATCGAGCAGGCTGCGATAATGACCAATTAGTTTTAGTAATTAATGACCGCTCAACAGCTTCAATCGTAGTAGCTACTGGAATGTTCGGATGATTCTTATAGTTAACTCTACGACCATCACCATAAGGGTCTGTAGTAAATAACTGAGAAGTACCATAGATACTTGAACCAATAATAGTAGCACCATTAATCTCTGAACCAGTAATCCTACCTGCATTGATTGTAGGGGTGTCCATCATATTAAATTCAAGTGCACCTCGGAATACACCGTCATCTGCTTGGATTGTACCTGAGAAGATACCGTCAGTAGCGGTAATAACCCCTGAAACATTTACACCTCTAGCAGTAAGAATACCTGTATCACTAATATTAACACTCGGGGCATCTTCATCCGGTACTTCAGGAATACTTAAAGATGAGCCTTTAATACTCCCACCACTAATAGTTGGTGATTGGATAGAAGTATTAGCAACAACACGGTCTGCAATAACTGTACCTTTAAGAATCATATCACCATGAATATACAGGTCAGCTTCAATCCAAGCAATATCGTCGGTACTCCGTCGTCTGGTTTTAGCTACCGCAGGTTCACCTTTCTTACTAATAGTAAGTACATCGTCAGGTACAGGATTACGTTTAAAGGTTTCAATGAACTTAGAATCCACCTGAGAAGTACTAGGCCATACACCATTCCAGTTTTCCCATTGGATTACATATAGTCCTGAGCCTGCACTACCTTTAGGTCCTTCTGGTCCACGAGAACCTTGAACACCTTTTGGTCCGATTACACCTTGGTCACCCTGTGGTCCTTTAGGTCCTAACGGTCCTTCTTCCCCTTGGATACCTTTAATACCCTGAGGTCCTTCATTACCTTCTGGTCCCTGTTCTCCGGCAGGTCCTTCAACCCCTTGAAGACCACGAGGTCCTTGGTTACCTGTTAAACCTTTCTCACCGGCAGGTCCTTGAGGACCCTCAATACCAACGATACCTTGTAAACCTTGTGGTCCACGAATACCTGCAGGTCCTACTTTACCTTGAGGTCCTTCCGGTCCGACAGGTCCTTCGATACCCTGAACACCTTGGTCTCCTTGCTCACCTTTTTCACCGGTAGCACCTTTGGGACCAGTTGCACCTTTGTCCCCTTCGATACCTTGTGGTCCAATCTCGCCTTGAGGTCCGACTGGACCTATATCACCACGAGGACCTTGACTACCTTCTAGACCACGTAAACCCTGTGGACCTTGAGTACCTTCGATACCTTGGTCACCAGTAGCTCCTTTGTCACCCTTAGGACCTTGAACACCGGTCGGACCTTGTAAGCCAGTTAAACCAATTAGACCTTGTGGTCCTTTAGCACCTGTAGGTCCGGTAGCACCAACCTCACCCTGTGGACCTTCGATACCCTGCAAACCCTGAGGACCTGTAATACCTGTTGGACCTTGTTTACCAGTAGGACCAATCAAACCTATAGGACCTTCTGGACCTCTTGGACCGATATCACCAGTGTCTCCTTGAGGACCTTTAGCTCCGGTTGCACCCTTATCACCTTTTAATCCCTGAGGACCGATTTCACCTTGAGGACCTTTGTCACCAGTCTCGCCTATAGGACCTTGAATACCTGTTAAGCCTCGAAGACCTTGCTCACCTTGGACACCACGGTCGCCATCATCACCTTTAAGTCCACGGTCACCTTGCAAACCTTTATCACCTATTGGACCTTGCAAGCCTACAGGACCTTGAGGACCTACCGGACCAGTTGGACCTTTAGGACCTGTTTCACCTTTAAATGGACCAATGGATACCCATTTATTACCTGCTGCACCTACTACACCAAAATCAACACCTACAGGGTCTGAACCAATAGAACCTGAAGTAGTAGTCTGCCATAAGTGACCGATAACAACTGTCTTATCTAAGATGTTAGCTAAAGTATCTTTACCTTGGAACTCT